AAACCCATACCGCTTCCACAATCTGGCTATAGCGGGACGAGCCATTCCTTGAATCTTTGTTGCTCCAGCATGTCTTAATATGTTGCTCATCTGTTCAAACGTATCTTTATTAGATATTAATTTTCCACCAATAAGCGTTATAAAAGCGACTCGGTTCTTAGGATAATTTGCAAATGACACAGTTGCCGCCCCATGCACTTGGTTACTATCATCTGTAGCAACTAACAACGTCCACATCCCAGAAGTCAAAAATCCTTGCACATGGGAAAGGTCATAATTGTCGCTCCACTCAGGTACCGGCTCTCCTTTTTCTAACGCTTCCTTTAAATATGTTTCTACAAAAGGCCAAGTCTGCGCTACGTAATCAACTCCGACTGGCTGTATTTTTAAATCCATTAGGCTGGCATATATCGGTTAGCTTTAACTGCCGGAGCTTGTTTCTTTTTACCTGTCCTAGCCTTACGTACTTTATCCATCATGGCATATAACTGCTTAGCACCAGCATCGGTAGATCCATTACCCAAATGAGAAACAACATCGGCAGGAACTACAAACTCTCCATCAGCAAGACGGGCGGGCTGCTTATTAGCAATAGAGGCAGGAATAGAATCAGACATGCCATCGCCAGGTCCTTTAAGCATTCTGCCACCATCTGAATACCCTCCTAAAGACGAAATACCACCACGAGCCATACCGTTTACCATTTGACCTTCTTTAAGAGCTTTTTGCATTGCAGCAATTCTATTACCCCGTCCGTAAATATTTTGATAGGCTTCAGGAGTTAAACCTTGTGCTTTTGCATCTTCAAGAATTTCAGAAATGCCGCCTTCAGCATAGCCAAGACCAAATAGACCTTTTTGCATATTGCCCTGATCCATGCCCATAGCAGAGTAATCACCGCCTAGTTCATCGTCTACTGAACCACCAACGGCTAGGCGCATAATGCCACCCTCAGCAGCGTAAGTTTTATATTCTGGTACATACACGCCTTCAGGGGCATAGGTAGGCTCAGACCGTCTAAATTTAGTTGGATCAAAACTACTTACATAGTCTTCTTTACCAGGTACACCAAACTTGTTTCGTTCAGCATCCATCATCCCAGAAAGAGCTCCACCACCAGCAATAAGACCTAATTTTGTATTAGATAGTGCAGGAGCAAAACCAGTAATATTTCCTGGACCTACTGCATTTGCTAAAGACATGGTAGTAGGAGAAACCATACTCGAACCAGCTCCTATACTACTACCTAGTGTAGGCGCAGCAGAACTTAAAGCACTAATACCAGAGCCATATAAAGATGGATTTGCACCTGCAGCAAGAACACTAGATCCAGCGCCTAAAGAACCGCCTGCAGTACCACCTAAAGTACCACCCGCAGTACCACCTAAAGTACCACCCGCAGTACCACCAACGGCGCCAGTACCAGCACCTCCAAAAGTACCAAAAGCAGCACCTGAACCTGCTCCCGTACCTGCCCCTAATGTGCCAAAAGAACTTGCGGCACCAGCAGACCCAAGAGATCCACTAGCACCAGCGGCTGCGCCAAGACCAGCGCCAAGACCACCACCAGCAGCACCTAGCATAGCCCCTTTAATAGGATCGCCACCCATAAGTGCGGAAGAACCGCCGCCAACTACAGCGCCAATTAACATTGCCTCGCCTACACCGGTTCCCATAAATTATCCTTTACACCGTTACCGTTACCGTCCCCACACTAGCTGTGGCTGATACTCCAAATACATAAGAAATGTTAGGTACAACAATCCGTAAGTCTTCGCCAACCTGAAATACAGTGCCGTTTGGCAAATTGTACCCTGATGTTGGTAGATTTAATAGCCTGATCCCGTCTGCCTGTAAAGGCACGTTGGAGTCTAACTGGGTGAAGTAAAGCCTTAATGCCCCAACTAACTGCGCCATGTGCTGTTGGTCGTATTCGACTGGAGCCAGAGGTAAAGCTGGCGCACGGAACCGTTGCATTCCCATTATCTACGCCCATCTGGTCTGCCATCCAATCTTGGACTACCTAACTGCCATTGGACGTTTAAGTCAGTCGATTCAATCTGAATAGCCATCTGTCTAGCTCTAGCCCGCATAAAGATCTGTTCGGTAAAGACGTCTACGGAAGTCTCGATAACCTGCTCGGAGTCTGTATTGGAATAGGCATTGCCAGGAAAGTTCCGTGGTTTGATATACATTGTGACCGCAGGCAAAGTGGCAGTCGAGCCAGTAAAACTAAGGTCAGGGATAATTCGCTTAGTCAGTATAAACTGATCCCCGTCTGCTAGGTCAAAGTCGGAAGACGAAATAAACGAGGTCATTGCTGTAGTGTCGTCGTTTAGTCCTTCTTCGTGGTTATATATGATGCTGTCGGCAATCATTGCGGTCTGGACTACAAGCTGGGAGATATTGACAGTATAAGTACCTATCCCGCCAGTCCCAGTGCCTAGAGCCGTTATGATGGTTCCTGTGGCTACGCCAGTACCTGTAATGACTGAACCTACTTGCAAGATACCCGAAGTAATAGCCGTTACATTGAGGGTTGTACTATTGTTAAGAGAGCCTGTAAATGAAGTCTGTGCAATGGCTTGCGGGTATTGTCTTAGAGACGAATCTGACCACGCAGTGCGGTCTATTGTGCCGTAGTACCAGATCTTTTCTAGGTGGTTGTAGATGATGTAGGCGTTATTAATATTACTATCTGCCGTTGGATAGAACCACCAAACTTCATTCCATCCTTCATTTGTTCCTGAAACAATCTGATCGGCTTGATTGTAGTTAATGTTCTCAAATACGTGGTTTCTTAAGGTGCAAGGCAAAGTCTCTACTCTTCCGCCATAAGCATAGAACTTATCTTGCCCCATCCAATAAGCCGTGTTATTCACAACTATAACCGCCCGTGGGCTAAGGATTGAAATGTTATCTGCTAATTCTGTCAGACCAAATACGTCCGTAGTTCCTAAAAACTGCAAAGAATTGAGGGTTCCCTCTGTATATACAAGGATCTCCTGTCTTGTTGCAACTGCACAGACAATCGCAGAACCACGAGAAACTCGTAAAAAACCTGCCGAGTTTGTTACTAACGGAGTCCAGACATTGGGTTGATCTTGGGTAGCAAAACGAATTAATAAGGGGTCAAATGTCGGTGCAGAGGCGCCAAATGGCGTACACCCAAAGGCTAATAGGTGCTTATCGTTCTGCGAGACTAGGATTTGCATTGCTTCATCAGGTACGTCTGAAGCTACTACTCCGTTAATAGTTGCATTTTCTAGTGGTATAGCTCTATTTCCAAGACCATTTACATCAAACCAATAATAAATAGCACCATTACGAATATTAGCAACTAGGTCATTATCAAAGTTTTGTAAGAACCAATCTCTTTGAGGACTAAATACTGGAGTACCAGCTCCTAAACCCCAGCCAACAGTACCCCATGTACCTGCGCCCCAGCCGTATCCAGCAGTACCGCCAGCATTACCTATATTAAGTTGAAAAGCGGCTGTAATTCCAGTACCACCACCTGAAGTCGAAGATGTAGCCGCAGTTGCAGCGGTAATTCTAAAAGTATTTAAATCTACTACCGTTACAATAAATTCCGTATTCAAATTGGGTGCTGTAATTCCACCAACTGCTACTACACCAGAAAAGGTAACAAAGTCTCCGTCTAAGGCACCATGAGTACTAATAGCAACTGTAACGGTTTTAGACCCATTGACTGTAGTAAAGCAGTTATTAGTGGCTGGACTAGTAAAGGTTTGTCTAATAGGAGTGATGTCGTATAAAGTTTGACCCGCATCAATATATAGTTTTGTAGATGTACCTAAAGCTAAATAATTAGCTGAATCTGTAGTAATCCAGTTAAAGACTTGTCGACAAGCACCATTTATTATGTAGGCTCCGTAGCGTAACCAACCACCTATTTTCTGCGGATAGCCAGAGCGAAAGCGCACTTTATTGCACTCAAAGAACCCACCCTCATTGGTGTAGTTAGTTTGGTCTCTGTTTAAACCTGGTTTAAATTGTAGTTTTTGGAGTGGCATATTAGGCGTATTGTCGTGTACCCATTTTATCGATAATGAGTGCCTGTTGGCGAGGTTTATCTTCAGGCTTATTTGGTATCGATATATGCGTCCAG